ATTCGAGAGATCGAGTGTAGCAAGTCGGCCATGCGTGCTGGCTTCACAGGCGACCCGCCTGTGAATGGCTTGCCCATGAGTAATGTCGATGTGCACATTCCTCTTGAGTGCGGTTCGAATAGCTCGGCCTACGCCGAGCTGGTAGAACAAATTGACGCTAGGTTCAATGGCTATGCCACGATCCTTCGTACAATCTTTAGCAACCGTTGTGAAGCGGTTGCCTCGCACAAACTCGGACTCTCGTCCATCAGCAGCACAGGCGTGAGCCCATGCAGTTCCGGACCACTGAAATACGTGGAACCAGAGTGCTGATGTGGTTAGAGTGGGTCGAGACGACATCTTATCGGGGACGGTGGTATACCTACCCTTGTCGCCATATGTCGCTCCTGGTCCAAACCGACCTTTTAGGTCAGAAGGGAGTTTTCCAAGCAACTTGCTCATTTCTTTCCGTGCCTCGGCAATCAGCCGAGCGCACGCACCTTCGGGGGTAGCAATCAGGCCGTTGTCACGGTCCAGTGCACCTTCGAGAAAGTGAATAGCAAGCCGCTCGTTGGAGCGGGCGCATTGCCGTTCTGCTAAGAGGAAGTTCTCCTCGGCAACCGCTTGGCGGTCAACCGTGGTGTCCAAACTCTCGCATTTCCGTATGAAGGATACGGCGGCGGCATCGCGGAAGTAATCCTCCGCTTTGTCATATGCGCTAGGACGAACTTTAATACTTACAAGTTCATCCCATCTCTGGCTCTTCACCAGCAGTTTTACGTGCTGGGCCAGAGGTGAGGCGAGTGCGTCCAGTAATGCGACGTACACCTTCTCCAGATCACCTGGTAAGGAGGCTTGTGCCATGAATTCTCCGGTTTAGACGGCTGCGAAGCCTTCGATAGCCTGAGTCTTCACGTGGGCACTCGCGAACAGGTTGAGAGCCTGCGCGATAGCCTCTTGGACCGCGGTCGTAGCCATGCCCTTCGGGTTCGTCACGTTTACCGAGACGATTGCCTTGTTGGCGATGGACTTCGAACCATCGGTTGCGGTGATCACCTCGGGATACACCAAGATCCCCTCGACGCGACTGACAGTGCCAGCCTTGTTGTTGGAAGACTTGATGCGCAGCTCGGGCTGGTGAGCCACGGCCGTTCCGAGGGTCGGTGCAAGCCACACGGCGGGAGTTCCGCCAGCAGCAGGACGCACAGCGGTGTACACGATATCCGTGACCCCGTCGTACTTCTTGACCGTAATGTTGGTCTGTTGAGTCATTTAAGACCCTTTCCTTAAAGGAGGTTAGTAGTATTTTCCATTAAACGCTGGGAAGTTGTTGGCCCTGAAGGCCGTCCGCTTCTTCGCGAGTTGGAGTGCGCTGTCGTCAATCACTTGACGAGGGAAGCGCTGCATGAGCAGGCTTGCGGCCGCTAAACCGCGCCTGATACCCCAGGGCTTGGGAGTCCTGAGACGAATGGAAGGGCCAGATCCTAGGTCCTTCCGCCTGAAGTTACTGACGCCGTCTACAACCCACGTCTCATGGTTGGTATTCAAACCACCATGAAGCGGGATTTCGTCTTTGTAGTAGCTCAGGTGCGCTCGCGTAAACACAGTCCTATGCGGATTGAGAAAGGTCACACCCGCAAAATCCGTGAGTGAGCCGAGGTAGTCCCCGACGTTCACGAACCAATCCAGCACGAAGCTGAAAGGGACTAGTTCCCAAGCGATGCTAGCGGGATTAAGTATCCCGTTTTGCTGCATCATCATCAAATTAGGATTTGTGATGATGAGATCCCCTTGAAGTTTAACCGTCTGCACGTACTTACCTTCACGGTGTTCAGTACGCTTCCAATCGCCGTCACTTGAGACGGAATGGGACGCTAAAGGGTCCGTCCAGGACCCAGTGGCAGAGGCTTTAACACGATGCGGTTCGATAGGGCTGTCAAGCACCTTCATCGCATCATGTATATCCTTCATGAGGGGTGACCACCCGAAGTGGAATTCCAGGTAGATCTGGGAGAAACCGCGGACGCTCTCACGAGCATCCTTCGACTTCGGAACGACGGCCTTAGGAACTGAGATCTTGCTCTTACGAGCAGATTTCCCTGTCCAGTTTACGCCGAGATCCTTAGCGGCATCCCCGTAGCGTCCTCGAGCGACGTGCCCAGTGAATTTGGCTACTTGCAGGAGTCGAGTTGTTATCATCGACACTGCTTCGCGGCCTTCCGCTGTGGCTACGCCCATTTGGACGCTCTCACCCATGGCATCTACAAACCTCGCATAAGCTTGGTTATAAATGTTGCCATCCATCGGGACGATGTCCGCGAGTTTATCGATGGCTTGTTGGCTTGACCCGCTATAGTTCCCGTAGGGACCCGTAGACGTATAACGGCTGTTTCCAGCTTTGTCATAAAAGTCAAACTCCATAGGGAGGTCATAAGGTTTCGCTTGCCGGAACCACCTTCGGTACATCCGCCATCGCTGGTTGGTGCTCGCACCAGAGGACCAGTGGGGGATATCCAGAAGATAACCGGTTTTCGTGAAGGGACCTGTGATCGGTGCAGTCAATTTTCAGCTTCCGTTAGGGAGCTGCAGACAACGCATCGTCACTTAGTGTTACACGGTCGTTCGCAGCCCGTTGACTTTAGGGCTCGGACTTTCGTCCACGACGGACGACTCCTTCTTCTGACCCTTAGCGGGGTCACAGAGTCGACAAAGGCGCGTACTTCGGGGAACCACAGTGGCAGGTCGCCATTGTGCCGAAGACGCCCGACTCAGCTCACCATCTAGCTCTCCGATTGAGGCATACCAGTCGACCCGAAAGTCGTACGGCAGCACCAACCAACGCTCTTCGGCCTTCACAGGCTGAGAACGGGCAAACTTCCGAAGGAAGCGAGCCAAGCTAGACCACAACTTCAGCATTTCCGCCCCCTGACAGGGAGCTCAACTAGGCAATTGTCGCAGATGCGATCAATGAGGGCTTCGAGAAACTCGATGTCCTCGATACGTCCGTCCTTCAGCTTACTCACTTCAGGATGTCGCAGCAAAGCGACACCCTTATAGCGAGCGAGCGTAAGAACCATGTCATAATCTCGTTTGAGAGAAGACAGGCTTTGACGGTGGTATCCCATAGTTGATAACCTTTCACAAGGAAGGACTGAAACGTGTGGTTTGGCATACCAGGTGCACGCGCGAGAGGAATACGGCAGGCTTGCGCCCGCCCACCAGCTGATAAGGCTGATGAAATCTACAGATCACCGGATACGGCCTACGCGAGGCCTCACCATCATCTTGTAGTTTGTACTCCTCTTTTGCGAAACCCGTCGGTTTGACCGATTAGCCCTCTATCAAAGGAACTAAGCAGCTGAGAGGGGATCC